AATGTTAAAGCTAAATAGATATGAACATATTAGTTGATAAGACCGTACTATTCATTGATTTGGATGGTACTTTGATTAAAACGGCATCTGGGAAGACGTTTCCTGAAGATTGCACTGATTTCATTATCCGAAAAGAAGTTTTGGATAAAATTGCAAGAAGGATGCCAAATTTATTTTGGGTAGGTATTGTTACCAATCAAGGAGGGATACCTCAATTTGTCTCAAAACAAGACTTTGAGACAAAGTTTGAATGTATTATCCAGTTTGTTGGCTCATATTTAGGAAACAGAATACCTAAATTTTGTAGTGTGAAAACGAGTGTATTTGTCTCTGGATTATACAGTGCTTCTACAGATAAAGATAACAAGAATAGAAAGCCAAATATAGGAATGTTAGAACATTTACAAGAATACTTTGGCGAGAATGATAAAAGCCAAATGATAATGATAGGCGACGCCAGTGGTAAACCTGGAGATTTCTCCGATTCAGATAAGAAATGTGCCGAGAATTTTGGTATCGATTATCTTGACGTAGAGGACTTTCTTAACGATAAAAGCTTATGAAAATAGAAAGTATCAAGTTCAAGGCTAAACGTCTTGATAATAACACTTGGGTAGAAGGTTACTTCTATGCTGAATGCGGTAATACTTACATCATCGAGGATAGGCAGAGTGAATCAATGCTTAATAGAAACGAGGCACATCAGGTTGACCCTTTAACGGTCTGCCAATTCACAGGTCTGAAAGATAGTGAGGGAAAGGAGATTTGGGAAGGTGATATTCTCGAAGGAGAATCTAAATCTGAAGTCGTTTACACTAAAGGCACTTTTACAATTTCCTTTATTGATTACAATAAAAGAGTGTTTTCTTATCCTTTATGTTATTACATAAAAGAAGACGGAACGATTGATGGTAAAGTTATTGGTAATAAATTCGATAAAGAGAATTAGAGTATGAAGATTAGATTGGCAAATAAGATAATGAAGCATAATACTCCTTATTGGATATTTCGTTATCTCTGCTATAATCACGTATTATTACCGGGAGCGGGATATGAAGTCGATTTCAAAGACCACCGCATCACCAAGGCGACAAGCCTAACGAATCACTGGAATGCCAGTAGGCATATTAACGAATTGATAAAGATCAATAAGAAATGTCCGTTCAAGCTAAGAGGTATTCAACGTGATGTGGAAAGATTAAAACAGTATAGCGTATGAAAGAAGAAAGATGTTGTGGTAACTGTCATTGGTTTGACAACGAAGACGTTTACGGCGTAGGATGGTGCAGTAATAACGAGCACGAATCATCTTGCGACCAAGTGTGTAGTGAACATAAACCAAAGATACAATTATGAATGATAAATATATAGCACAAATTGCAAAAGAATTGACTGATTGCTTAGATTGGATGCAAGAATCATGTACAGCTAATACAGATGTTACATTAGACGAATTAATAGAATGCAGTGATGATATATACGAGGTTATTGTTGATATTCACCTTATTAATGGTGATGTGTTGACTATAAGAAACGAATGTGTAAGAAGTTTTGAAGCGAAAAAATATATGGGAGCGACGTCGGAATCCGATTTTAGCGATGGTAATATAATAGCTGAAATTGAAACACTCACTCCTAAATATCATTCTATTAGAATACCACTGACATCTATATGTTGGATAGATTCACATGCAGAGAATATTAATTGGGAAAAATACAAATTGGAAAAAAGAAATTAAAGAAATTCAAAAGAGAAAATATGGAGAAGATTTTTAGACATTTCAAAGGAGGTTATTACAGATTTATTACTGAGGTCACTAATAGTGAAACTCAGGAGAAAGAAGTTGTTTATCAGGCTCTCTATGGGGAGCACAAGGTTTGGACTCGTCCTGCCGATATGTTCTACGGAAAGGTGAACGTTGATGGTGTTGAGTTTGATAGATTCACCGAGGTTGTTGGTGTGCCTGTGTTATTCAAAAAGACCAACGAGAACGCTATTATGCCAACTAAGGCGCACGATGATGATTTCTGCTATGAATGCTATGCCGTATCAGAAGAAGAGGTTGCGCCTAACGTATGGAAATACGGTCTCGGATTTGCGCTACAGATTGAAAACCGCAACAAACCTGCCGACATTTCTAGGTGCCTTACGTTCCGTTGTCGCTCTTCTATATGGAAGACAGGTATGATTCTCAGTAACGGTGAAGGCACTGTCGATGACTCGTACACCGGCGAGATTTCTGCCGTATTCTATCACGTTATGCCAAATATGCCAAGATATAAGGTTGGTGACAAAATCGTGCAATTCCACCTAGAAACAAGTGACAACATCATGTTCTTTAAGACCGACGAATTATGTAAAACAGAGCGCGGCGATAACGGCTACGGCTCTTCTGATAAAAAGTAATACATGAATATCACAGATGAACAGAAAACGTATATAAAGGAACACCCTTACGAATCTCCTTACGCTATGGCCAAGAGCTTCGGTTGCGCAGTACAGACTGTTTACTGGTGGCTACATAGGCTGCATGGGGATTCTTTTAAGGACGCAAGAAAGGAGCAAAGAGAGAAGATCAGAGAATCTGTCCGTAAGCTATATCCGGATTACTCTTCTTCTGAAATTTCCAAAGAACTTGGAATAACAAAGTCATGTGTAACAAGCATAGCAAAGGCACTTGGCGTTACTCATACCCAGGAAACGGAAGAAAGACTTCGGTTGAAATGTGCACAGGCAATAATAAGACCGGAGATAATAGCTAAACGTTCTGAATCTCTAAAAAAGACGCTGAGGCTTGACAGGTACAGAGCAACGAATGGAATAAAACAGAAGACACGACGCAAGTTCAAGACCATTCCGAGCAGATGTCTCTGTGCAAGGAACTATCTCTGCAATAAATACAACTACTTCTACGACAAAGATTACGGAGAGCTGCTTACCGTGTTCTACGACAGCGAAACCAAAATGTTGACAGAAGAGCAGCAGAAACACTACGAGACGAAGTATGGTATCAAGTTCCTCCAGGGAGCTGAAGAATAATTTCTGTGCATTATCTATATTGTTTAGGGGTGGCTACACATCGCGTGCGGTCACCCCTTTTTTCTTGTAAATCAATTAATAACCAAATAAAAACATTAGAAAAAAACTAAGAACGTTTGTGTAGCTTTAATTTCCAGTATATCCAACCTAAAAATGCGAGAATGCCTATGAAAAGACAAACTGAAGCTATCTTACCTATATTCAAAAATGCCCTGTCAGTTCTTGATAGTTGTTTCTCTACATATACTTTATCTTTCGATATTTCGCTTATCGTTGAGATTAAGGAGTCACACTTGCTATGATATATCGCAGCACTATCCTTGTATTCCTTAAGACTAGAAATACTATCTCTCAGTATCTGTACATCTTCCTGTGATATCTCGTGATATTCGTAGTGAAATCTGTCTTCGCCGACTTTGTTTCCGTTCACATCGTACTTCGAAGCTGTACTATCCCTTATATGAGTCTTCTCTTTCGAGGTAGACTTTACAGACTCTTTATGCGATGCTCTGTATGATTCCAGTTCATTAATAAGCCTTGCGTTAAAGAGTGAATCCCACTTAGCCTCGTTACGCTTATCGGTGATGTATGTCTGTTTCTCTATCACACGTTCTTTCGCCTTACATCTACAGAACATTGATAGAATCAGCATTGCTACTGCAATGGCAATTACAACCCTTGTTATCTTATCAATCAGTTTCATAATCTACTGAATTACAATCGTTACTTTTTCCTTTTTATCCCAAGCTGTCTTCATAGTCTGAATGAGCTTGTTTGTCCAAAATCGAGAATCGCTAACCCATCCTTTCTTATCGTTTTTACCGATAAGAATACACCCCTCTGTGTCTTTTGCCGAGTTACCGGAATGAATACGGATACCATCGAACCCTGGCACATCCTTCAATAATGGAAGCATTTTCTTGAATCTGTTAGAGTAGGTATATACGCATTCATAACTGCCGACTGGTATTGCAGTCTGCCCATATACCTTTTTGTTTTTTATTTCGTTCAAATCCATTTTTTGATTCAATCCTCTGTCTGTATCTTCAAGAGTATTGCATCCGAACAAATTTCCATTCACGTACAGACGGCTAATAGTATAGCCATCCCTTTGCCAAGCTCTATCAATTAGTACTTCCATTTTTGTTTTCCTCCTCTTTTTTATCAAACTCCTGATTCAATCTCTCCAATATCGGTTTCCAATAACTAGGCGATGCCTTTGCAAACTCGAATCTCAAAATGTAGTAAATAACTCTGAATGCTACATTCTTAGGGTATGCCTTGATGAGGTTTTTGAACGCGTTGCATAGATACACATAGCAGAAAATGTATGTAAGCATCTTTATTACAAACAAAGCCTCATTTCCGTCATTACAGCCTATCATGATACCATATATCACATAGTCAATGGTAAGATAGAGCAACATTTCAAGTATGGCGTTTACAAACTTTGATGCCGAAAAGTTTTTGCATCGTACAACACTAACTCCATCAGCCCTCATACCACAAAAGATGTTGAAGCCGAAAGCAATTACTAGCGCCAGCACGAAACCTTCAGTTGGCGTTGCAAAGGCAAGTATAGCAGAGGAAATTGTAACCACTATCTGCCTAATCTGTGAAGAATCTAATAAATTTGTCATAATCTGTTATCCTGAATAATATATAAAAATAAAGTTTCGGTCTCTTTCTGCAAAGATAGCAAAAAAAACCGAAACTTCATTCAGAATAACGAAAAACTTTATACTTTTAAATCATGATACGGCAATTCTCCGTTATTTAAGAAAGAAATGCACTCATCGAAAATCTTACGTTCATAATCGAGCGCATTGATTTTTGGAAACCATTTCTTTATCTTTTCGTCATTGCGTTTTACCATTTCTCCCCAGAGAACACACCAGTCTTCGAGATTGATTTTATCATTCTTAACTTCGTGCCAATAGTCTTTCGCCACATCCTTTGTGTAGAGCTGGTTTATGAGACAAAGATGTAAGTCTGCCATTTCTTCATCAAAATGGCACTCACCAATTTCACTCTGTACCTGCTTCATCATATCAAGCATTATGCTGTCGTTCATCCCTACCTCGCAACAATCTGCCATTATTGTGACGCAGTTCTTTATAGCCTGTATATCGTTGCTTGCCAATATGTTTTCAAATACCCTTTTCATAACCGTATGTTTTTAGTGTTACTTCAAGAAATACTCTCTGATGTCGTACACACCATCCTTGTCTTTCAATAAATCGAGTGCAAGGCTGTGGGCGTACTTAACCAGATGTTCAGAGCCAATCTCCTTAACATCTTCCTTGTCGAGTATCTTAGCAATGGTGCATCCGTGGTCGCTTACAACCTGATTCATGGCAACGTACAAAGCATAATCGTTGTAGTAAGGCTTCTCTTCTGTTGCAAGTCCGAGACCAGTCATAGCATTGAGCCATGTCTGCATATCCCAGGTTACTGGTGGATTCATACCGTTTACAATCTCAGATGCCTCCTTCTTGGTGAGATAGTTCTTCCACTTTATGGCGCAAAGCTTATCAAGATACTCTTGCGCCAACTCTGGGTGTTTGGATGCCATATCCTTCATCATGCAGCGCATCGTATCTCCAAATACGTGCATATACTTTACGTTTGCTGATGATTCCATCATCCCATACAGCTCATCAAACTTACTCATAATCTCTTTTGCTTCCATATTATTTTATTTATATGATTATTATTCTGATGTTATCAGACTTCTCAACTCTTCAAAATCATTTTTGGTAAAGCTGATGCTCTTTTTTCTACCAAAGAGGATAGTCGTTATGATGTTGTCGGGCAAATCAATAATCAGAGCACCTCCATCAATGCGACCTTTAATAACTCCGAAATCAAACTCATAGTTGCTTATATTCTCTAACATCTGCATGAGGTCTGAGAATATGGTATCAGCATCTATGTTGCCGTCTTCATCGGCAATGAATAGGGTAGCGTTGTCAATGCTCTTACCCCAACTATCTTTATTTTTAGCGATGATATTGTGTGAAGCTCGCTTCATATACACGGAAGGGATAGCCAATGCAGGATTTTCCTTCACCATATCACTTATTCTTGCGTCTGCCCACAAATCCAAAGATGTAAGCAGTTTCTCTTTCAATTCTGTTACGTTCATTTCTTAGTTCCTCCCTTCTTTGTCCCTTGAACCATAGCGAGATACTCTTGCCACGTTTTATCACTATGATTTGTCATATAGTCGTTAAGCATAGCGGTTTTCTGCTCTTCCGCCTGTGCTACTTCTTTTCTCAGTCGTTGCATCAAAGACAAATGTTTCTTTAATGCCTCCTGTCCTTGCTGAGTGCTTTCGATACGAGGGCGTATGATGCGCAATTCCTCGTCTTGCACTAGCTTAGACACATATTGCAAGCTATTAACGTATTCCTGATTTTGCATCAAGTACTGACGTTGTGCGCCTGTAAGATTGTCTTCTATCTTGTCTATCTCATCCCAAAGTGGGGTGGAAGACTGCTGCGCTTGCATATTGATAGATGCTCGCTTCTGTTGTATTGCCTCATACATCTTCTGTAGCTCGGCATCCATCATTGGCGGCTGTTGCTGACTTGTGCCCATATCCAATAATGGGCTATTTCCAAAATTCATCATAATCAATACAATATCTTTAAGTTGGTGATATATTATAGAGAGGTGAGAGGGCATCCACCAACGAGGGCAAACACCCCTCACCAACTCATTTTTTCTTAGTCCGTCTAACCGACTTCCTTACTGCTCTGTTACGCTCCTGTAGTGGGAGTAGAAGGAGCAGTGCAGTTACAGCCATAGCTGCCGTAACCAGTAACTACTGGTGTAGATGGGAGCACAAGCTGACCATCAATCTTGCGGCAGCACTTCTCGTTAACGTAAGCCATCATAAGCTTCTCCTTGTAAGGAGTGAGGGCTTCCATAACGGCTACCTTCTTGTCAAGGTCACTATACTTTGCTTGCAACGCATCGTACTGGTCTCTCTGATTCTTGTACAGACCGAAGTCCGCATCAATCTGAGACTTGTAAAGACCGAACTCAGCCTCCATTGCACGGCGGTTCTCGGCGTTGATAGCATCGTTAGCACCCTTGTACATAGAGAACTTCTCTGCGATGTCAGTTTCACGCATAGCGTAGAACTTGTTAGCGGTGTCGAGCTTCAAACCGAACATGTAGGTAAGCAACTTCACCTCATCATCGCATTCCTTTTCCATTACCTGCAAGGCGGTTGGCTGATTAGAGCTTGTGTTAGCCCCATAGGTGTTGATGTTCACGTTCTCAGGCATATTGCTGCTACCGAGAGAACCGAATACACCACGACCATTGCCGTTGAGCAAAGCTAAAGCCAAGCCACCGATGCCAATTCCGAGGGCTGTTCCTGCCAAACCCTTGCTGGCATACTCCTTCTTACCATCTTCGTAGATTTTCTTCTCTACTACTTTTGCATCTGTCATTTCCATGATACAATCTTTTTAAGTTATCCTTAATAATTAACTAACACTATTGTAACGTTACGGATGCAAAGGTACAAAGAATAGGGGAGAGCAAATATAACTCTATCACACTTTCTTTTAGTTGTTGATTATCATAGATTTAAGGTGATAGAAGGTAATGTCATAAATAACAAAAAAAAGAGAGGCAATCACTTACCTCTCTTACTCTTAATGAAGTGCAGAATATCCCACTTCTTCCAATATCGGGTGTGCCCACGCTTCTTGCATTCTCCGTTCGGGATGTCACCCCTAGCGACCATCCTGTTCAACGTAGCATCAGAAACGTGCAATTTCTCTTTAACCTCCTCGGTGCTCATCATAGGGTTAAGCATATCGGGGATGATGTCACACAATCTATCTAGGTCATCATCACTCATACCGCAGGCGGTGATTTTCTCACCATTTCGCTGTTGCTCGTCTGCCTTAAAGCAAGCGTCACTCAGCGACTTCAAAGCAGTACCGAGTATCTTATAATTCAATATCTTTCCCATATTATGCACAGATTTTACGTCCTAACTTAGTTCGATTAATAAACATATCAAAAAATCCGTATATATAAAACATTGCTGTTAATATCATTAGGGTAAAACAAGAATCTACCATATCTTTAGTTGTATACCAACTCCATTCCACGATGTGAGACGCATTCACACCGAAGAAATAAAAGAAGGGAATACGATACCGCCAGCACAGAAAGAAAAATCTGCTCGCCAGTATAAGAACCATTGGCAGAACGTACACCATAAAATATATGTAGAGATAGCAAGGTGCATTCTCCGCATAAGGGATGAACATTTCACGAGGATGCTGAGAGAATTCATAAATGCCGTATGCGTGAAAGCACATAAGTGTAATAGGAACGTACTTACAAAACCATCTGAAAAATTTCAGAATCCTTCTGCTATACCGATTACCATGTCTCATCAGCAAATCCATAACCTCACTGACATCTTTGTCTTTCAACCACTTTAATAGGTTGTCTTCGTCTTCTTTATTCATAAGCGTTGATTTAAATTAAATTATTGTGCAAAGATACACTTTTTTACACAAAATCAACGAAAATGAGAATGTAACTACTCAGCACCCCCTATGGGCATGAGTAATCGTCTTACTGTTGTACTACAGCAAGAATTGCATTGAATTTCGAATTTCCGTTCTTCATAGCAGTTTCA